GAAAAAATAATAACTCTAAAAGAACATCAAAAGATGTTGAAGATTTATTAATCAACGAAGAAGAATTAAAACTTATTTTAAGCATTATTAAAGATTGTACTTTTAAAGGGAATCAGATAGAAGTTATCTACGATTTAACTTTGAAATTACAAAAAGCTTTATTATCTTTGAAAAAAGACCAATAAAAACTTTTTTTTATATCTTTAAAATATTTATATGCGTATTATTGGCCCGTAAGGGAAGTGGGCAGGCAATCCTGTAACCAACCGTAATAAAAATAAAATGCCGAATTGGAAAAAACTTATAGTTAGTGGCTCCGATGCTACTCTAAACTCACTTGAAGTAGTTCATGCTTCAGGTTCTTTCTCAGGATCTTATCAAGGAGACGGTTCAAATTTAACAGGTATAGATGCTGGTAATGCCGTAGGATATAGTAATCTTATTACTCTTGCTACCGATTATACAACAACAGCTGATACATATAATTCACTTTATGGTCCTTTAACTGTAGGTAGTGGTGTTAATGTAACAGTTACTGCGGGATCATTTTTAAAAATAGATTCTTTTTGATTAAAATAAAATATTTATAAGTATGAGTGTATTAAAAGTAGGAGCTATACAGCCCAATTCAGGAACTAAAGTAAATATTACTGGTAGTACTTTACTAGTAACAACTGCAAGTGGTCATTTTAGTGGCTCATATGAAGGAGATGGATCAAGATTAGATGGAGTAAATGGACTTCCATTTACAGGTTCAGGCCAAATTTCAGGTTCATTATTAGTAACAGGGAGTTCAACTTTAGCTTTAAGAGTAACTGGAAGTTCAGCTTTAACAGGTAGTTTACTACAAAGTGGTAGTACACATATAACAGGATCTAATGTAATTTCTGGATCTTTATTAGTAACTGGAAGTTCTGCTTTAGCACTGAGAGTAACTGGAAGTAGTGCTTTAACAGGTAGTTTATTTGTTAGTGGGGCAGTATCTTCAAGTGTAGGATTTAGTGGTTCATTTCAAGGAGATGGTAGTGATTTAACAGGTATAGATGGCTATGCAGTAGCAAATTCTGCAAATAATAGAGTAATTACCTCTGTAGATTCTACAAATGGTAATGCAGAAGCTAATATGTCATTTAATGGTAGTACATTAAGTATTACAGGTGATGCTACATTAACAGGAACATTAACAGCCGCTACAGGTACTTTTGTTTATCAAATATTTGAATCCTCATCAACTATTATAACATCCGGATCAAATATATTTGGTGATAAACAAGCTGATATTCAACAAATTACAGGTAGTTTAAAAGTAACTGGATCTGTATCTTCAAGTGCTGGATTTAGTGGATCATTTGTAGGAGATGGTTCTGGATTAACAGATTTAGCTGGTGGGGGTCCATTTTCACAAACTGGATCATTTTATGCTACTTCAAATAATATCCAAATAACAGGATCATTAAATGCCACTTCTGTCACAGAAACATCAGCTTTAAAATATAAAAAATATGTTAAACCCTTAAATTCTCAAACTGATAATGTATATAAATTAAGACCTGTACATTTTAAATGGAAAAATGATAATAGAGGAGATATAGGTTTAATAGCAGAAGAAGTAGGAGAAATATATCCTGAATTAGTTTCGACAGGTATTGATGGTAACGCGGAGGGAATAAGCTACACCAAATTAACAGCAGTTCTTATTAAAACAATTCAAGAATTGTCTGCTCGTATAGAAAAACTAGAAAATAAAAACAAATAATAATTAAAAACAAGTTATGGCAATTAAAAAAAACAAAATAACAGAAGAAGAATTAAAAGAATTAGAAAATTTTCAACAAACCATTAATAATATTACGTTTCAATTAGGTCAATTATCATTGAGAAAATTGAATTTAGAAAGTGAAGAAAATAATCTAAAAAATCAATATTCTAATTTATTACAAATAGAAAAAGAATTAGGTGATAAATTAAAAGGAAAATATGGTGATTCACAAATTGATTTAAAAACTGGTGAGCTAATCCAATCAGAATAATATTTTTCAATTTTTCTTATATATTTATTAATAGACAAAATAATTTGATAAACAATGGCTGAAACTTTACTTTCCCCGGGAATATTAACACGTGAAAATGATCAAACGTTAATAACAGAGGGTCCTATAACTGCGGGTGCCGCTATATTAGGCCCAACAGTAAAAGGCCCAGTAAACATACCAACGTTAGTTACTTCATATAGTGATTATAAAAATAAATTTGGTGCGGCATTTGAAAGTGCTAGTATTAAATTCGAATACCTAACTTCAATAGCAGTTAACAATTACTTCCAACAAGGTGGTGAAACAATGCTTGTTACTCGTATAGTATCAGGTACATTTTTACCAGCAACAGGTTCAATACCTGCTATAGGTACAGGATCAGGTGATTATACTACTGCATCATTTACTTTAGAAACTTTATCTCAAGGAGATATAATGAATAACTCCGGTAGTGTTTCTACTAGTGGATCATTAGTAAGTGGATCAGGAGACAATGTTAGATTTGAAATAGCAAATGTAGATTCAGGAAGTGGACAATTTAACTTGTTAGTTCGTCAAGGAAATGATACTAATGCCAATAAAGTAATATTAGAATCTTGGGCAGGTTTATCATTAGATCCAAATTCAGACAATTATATCGAAAAAGTACTTGGTAATCAAAGAAAAACTTTCTCTACTGTTGATGGTGGACAAGTTAATATTACTGGTTCTTATACAAATAATAGTAGATATGTAAGAGTATCTGCTGTAAATAGTCCTACATTTAATTATCTTGATAATGAAGGTAATTTTAAAGCGGAATATACACAATCATTACCAAAAGTAGGTAGTGGTAGTTTTATGCAATACCAACAAGAAGGTGCATTTGGTGGTGCAAAAGGTAAAGTATATGGTAATGGAGCCAATGGAAATACAAAATTAAAAATGTATGACGAAATTGATGTTTCATCAATTCAAGGTCTAGAACCAGCATATTATACAGCTTCACTTTCATTATTAGAAAATCAAGATGAATATGATTATGAATTATTAATAGCACCTGGTGTTACAGTTCAAAATGGTGCTGGAGCAGTAACATCTATGATTTCAACAGTTAATACAAGAGGAGATTCAATGGCAATAGTTGATACAAGAAATTATGGATCTACTATTTCTCAAGCAGTAACAAGTGCAGCAACTCAAGACACTAGCTACGCAGCTACTTATTGGCCTTGGGTTCAAGTATTATCAAATGAAACAGGAAAACTAGTTTTTGTACCTGCTTCAACAGTAATGGCTGGAGTATATGCAACAAATGATAGATTAGGAGCTGAATGGTTTGCACCTGCTGGATTTAATAGAGGTGGTGTTGGAGGAACAATTCAAGCAGAAAGAAAATTATCACCTACTCAAAGAGATACATTATACTTAGGAAAAGTTAACCCAATTGCAACATTCCCAGGACAAGGACCTGTGGTATTTGGTCAGAAAACACTACAAACAAAAGCTACATCATTAGATAGAGTAAACGTACGTAGATTGTTAATTGAACTTAAACGTGTAGTTGGTCAAGTAGCTGAAGGATTGTTATTCGAACAAAATACACAAGCCACAAGAAACAGATTCTTAAATCAAGTTAATCCTTATTTAGAATCAGTACAACAAAGACAGGGATTATATGCTTATAGAGTAGTAATGGACTCTAGCAATAATACAGCTGAAGTAATTGATAGAAATCAAATGGTAGGTCAAATATTTATCCAACCAACAAGAACAGCTGAATTTATAATCTTAGATTTCAATATAACTCCTACAGGAGTAGAGTTTTAAAAAAAAATTAAATAGATAATATTTATAATAAACATAAAATAAGATGGCAGTATTAGATCCAAACGAAATAATGTTCACCGCATTTGAACCTAAAGTTCAAAATAGGTTTATAATGTATATTGATGGGATACCGGCTTACTTAATAAAGACAGCGTCGGCTCCTGGATTTGAAGCAGGTGAGATTATCTTAGATCATATCAACGTTTACCGTAAAGTAAAAGGTAAAGTAAGGTGGAATGATATGACTATAAGCTTATATGATCCAGTGACACCTTCTGGTGCACAAGCTGTAATGGAATGGGCACGTTTAGCTCATGAATCAGTAACTGGTAGAGACGGTTACTCTGATTTCTATAAAAAAGACATAACACTAGATATTTTAGGTCCAGTTGGAGACATCGTTGGAGAATGGATCGTAAAAGGAGCTTATGTTAAAACAGCAACATTTGGAGAATATGATTGGTCAGCTGATGCCGCAATTGATATGCAATTAACTCTAGCAATGGATTATTGTATATTGAATTTCTAAAAATTTTACCCCTCCTACCCTTGAATCAGGTACTCAGTTTTGAGTACCTTTTTCTTTTTTATATATTTATATCCGAACAAAAATAGTTATTAAATGGAAAAAGTTACAGAAAAAACGAAATTTAAATTCCCAACCGAAGTTGTCGAATTACCATCTAAAGGATTAATATATCCTAAGGATAACCCTTTATCTAGCGGTAAAATAGAAATGAAATATATGACTGCTAGAGAAGAAGATATTTTAACTAATCAAAATTATATTTCAAAAGGTATAGTTTTAGATAAACTTCTTGAATCATTAATTGTATCTAAAGTTAATTATAAAGATATTGTAGTAGGAGATAAAAATGCATTATTAATTGCATCACGTGTATTAGGATATGGTAAAGATTATACATTTAAAGCAATTAGTAATCAAGGGGGTGTAAAAGAATTTACGGTT